TGTTGACGATGCGGCGGTGCATGGTTATCGTTTGCGCTGAGGTTTCGCTGTTGCGGTTTCGGCTTTCGGTTTGGCTGTTGCGGTTTCGGTTTCGCCCGGTTCGTTGTGAAGCTCAGCGGCACCTGCGTCGATAAGCAGCTGCGCCCGCTTTGCCTCAAGCTCGCACACTTCGCCGGCGCTGTAACAGCAGTCGTATGCGGCGGGGTTAGTTAGCCATTTGATTTTTAGGGTCTGCATTTTGGGTATTGTTTGTGGCTTTCGCCTTGCTCCCGGATGGAGCATCTAAGTCCTATCCGGGATTCCCAAACACACGGCGCGGCTGACTACCACACACCGCGCCGGTGTCGGGGGTTATTGGGGGATTAGGAGAGGTTAAGCAGGGGTGGTAGCGTCGATGTCCTTACACACGGCGAAGGCTTTCGGCTGAAGCACCAGCGCATCCACGAAGTTGATGAAGTGGAAGCGGTTCAGGCCGTTCACCTTTTGGGTGTAGGGGTCCATTTCAAGGATAGGGTTACCCCAGCTACCGAGGGCGAGCTGGCTGAAATCGCCGAAAATCAGGGCGCTCAGGTCGGAGCTGGTGCCTTTGGTCAGCGTGCTCGGTACGTTGGTGCTTGCCAACACCGGGAAACCGAGGGGCGATACGCCGGCCTGAGTCACGATGAAGTTACCTTCTACGCCGCTTGACTGCTTAGGGCGGATCATCGCGTCGGCGTGAACCTGCGGGCTGGTGATGTAGGCGAGGTTCTGCATGGTGGCATTGTTCACCATTGCCTGCTTATACAGGTTCACCCAGTCTGCATACACCTGGTTCGCACCGTTGGCGTTGGTCGCGTTGCTGGCTGCGTTGCCTGCGAAAGTCACGGTTACGTCGCTGTTGGCGATAATGCCGGTCGGCTCGTTGGAACCGCCGCCGTTAATAGCCGCACGCTCAAGCGAGGTGGCACCGGCACGCAGCAGGTAGTCCATAACCCAGGCTTCCAGGGGGTTGCTTGACTGAAGCAAGATCTGGTCGGAAACGTCGATGTAGGCACCGAGGCGCTTTGCGCTCAGGGTACGGTTTGCCCAGGTCTGAGTGCTTTCAGCGGCTGCATCGGTTTCGCCTTCCCATGTAGCCACGGGTGCGGTAGTGTTGGCAGGAAAGCGGAGGTTTCCAACGAGGCCGTCAAACATCTGCACACCGAGCTGGCTCAAAATCATGTAAGACTCAAGGGCATTCAGGATGCCGCCCACATTGGTAGCCACGTTTCCGCCGCCTTCAGTAATGCCGCTGCCACCGCTTACGGTGATGTCGCGTTTTTCAGACTTCGCGGCGCGGCGGTTGATAAGCCACGCAGGCAGGGTTACGCCGGTTGTGCTGGCGGTCAAGCCTGCACGCATATTCTGTTCGCGAGCTTCGTCGGCCAATTCTTTTTCCAGACCTGAAACCGCGCTGCGGCTGCTCAGCTCGGTCATGGTTTTGATCATGCTGAAGCGCTTGCTGAGCTTGTCCTGCTCGCGGGCTTCGCCGGTGCCGGTGGTGTGTACCACGGGTACGGCAGCGAGGCTGCGCTGGGTAGCTTCAAGGGTTGCGATTTCGCCGGTAAGCTTGTCAACGTCGCTGTTGATTTCCGCCATGCGGGTGATTTGTTCGTCGGTCAGGCTTTCGGCCTTAGACAGGGTCAGCAGTTCGGCACGCAGTGCGGCCAGTGCTTCCCGCTTCTCTTTCAATTGTTTCATTGTCGTTATTCTGTTGAATGTTTTTTAAATTGTCTTAGCAATTATGCCGGCAAGATCGCGGCGGGCGTTGCGTTGTTTTGCTATCTCAGCGGCGGCGGCTTCCGTCTGCGCTTCGCGTTCTGCAATAATTGCGTCGCGCTCCTGTCGGATAGCTTCAGCGTCGCGGCTTCCTACGCTGGTACCGCTGTATGCTGGGTAGGTTACCGGCGAAACGTCGTAAAGTTCTTTCATGCGCAGGATACGGCGCGTGCCTTCCTGCCCGTACTTGTCTGACCATACCCACTGCACGCCATTAGTGATGAATGCGAAGCTGCTCTGAGTGATGTCGCCGCGCTGGATCGAGCGCACCACCGAGACGTGTTCAGGGTTTGACGGGTCGGGGGTGAAGCTGTATGCAAGGTGGCCCTCGTCGTTCACCCATACCTTAGCCGTGCCGGCGGCGGTGCGTCCGAGAATCCTGTTTGGGTCGTGATTGAACAGGGCGCGGATGTCGGAAAATGTCAGGGCGTCATCAAAAGCGCCCGGCGCAATCTCTTCTTCGAACCAGCCGATGTCCGTGCGCTGGTTTACTACAGCGGCAATGCCGGTTACTTCCGTCGGGAAATCCTGCCCTTCGGCCATGCGCAGCTCGACCGTTCCTGTGAACGTGCGGCGCTCTATATTTTGTTCAGTTGTTTTGCTCATGTCTTAATTGTTGCCGTCGGGGTTATTGGTCTGCGCCTCGGCTTGCGGGGCTGCGTCAATCTTGCTCTGAATCCACGGGCGCATCATGTCGGACGGTACGAGGTTGCTTTCTGTGTAGGTTGTTTCGCCGCCGGGCATTGGGTTGAAGTCTTCAAGGCTGCGGGCCTCGTTGGGGCTTAACCAGCCGCCGCGGATGCCCATGTTATAATATTCGGCCCGGCTCTTTGCGTCGGCCCTCAGCAGGCTGTTGAATACGAACTTGAAATAATAGGTTCCTTTCTCGGCCTCGGTGGTGAGCTTGCGGCGAAGCTCCTGTTCCATCATCGTGACGGTGGGCAGGATCGTCTGCGTGTAGAAGTCCTGCGCCTGCTGTTCTACCGATGACTTGATGCCGCTGGAATCCGCGCCAATCATGTAGGCGGGTACGCCGAACATACGGGCTATGTCTTCAGCGCCGTATTTGCGGGCTGCAATAAATTCGGCTTCCTGTGGGGATAGGTTCAGCTGCTCAAGGTCGGTGCCGTCGGGCAACACGGTAACGGGGTCGTTACCTTCCAACACATTAATAAACGTTTGCTTGGTTTTTTGCGCGGCTTCCACGGACGGCTGTGCGCCCTTCCATTTGATAGCCCATTTCAGACTGGCGTTTTTGCCGTAGAAACGGGCCGTGCTGCGTTCAGCGCCTATGGTAATGCCGAGGCTATTCGCGTGAAGCTGGATGGGGTTCAGGCCCGTAGTCAGGTCGTCGGCCGTCATGCCGCGAAAATGTACCATGTCGATTCCGGCGATAGGTTCGTCGCGGCCTTCGATGTGGTACAGAATACCCGTAGGAGTCAGCTGCGCCTTTACCCGCTTTGTCGGGATGGGGTTCAATTCTACCGGGCGCTGGGTTGTGGGGTCGCGGGTTATGACCGCGTAGGCGTTGCCGGTCAGCTTGAGCTGCATGGCCATCCATTGCACAAACTCGTATCGGGTCTGCGCCTCGTTGGGTTCGTTGATCAGGTAGGATAGCGGGTGTGCGTTATCTACAAATTTTGATCCGTCGGTATTGGTTCCATAAAACCGCAGGGGCATACTTGCCACCGATTCCGCGATCACCCGGACGCACGCATGAACCGCAGCCAATGACAGCGCGGCTTGTTGGTTTACGCGTACACCCTCGCCGGTCCCACCCGTGACGGAGCGTATAGCGTCGATAAGCCATTGCGTAGGGGCCGCAAGCGAAGAGCGCCGCTCCTGAGTCAGGGCAGCAGCGCGGGTAATGTTTAGCCCCAGCAATCGCACGGGGCAATATTAGAATAGGTTTGTTTAGGTTCGCGTAAACTTTGTTTACTTTTTACTTTGGCGGATGAAAGAACGGCTGCGCCAGGCACTCTGCAAAGTATTCGCCGCCCTGCGTCCAATGCCGGTCAAACGGTGTTGTGCGTTCGCTGTGGCTGTACCGCGCAATAACGTAGCGGTCGGGGGTTTGGCTGTCCCAAAATACAGCCCAGTCGCCGGGCGTGAGGTCGTGGCGGATGTAGTCGTATTGGTTTTGCATCGTTTTCCTGATTTCAGGAAGGTGATAGTGACCGGGGCAGGACTTGAACCTGCGACCCCAAAGGCTCTAACCAACTCCCT